GATGGACGGCAGACAAGGTGACGCTGCCGTGGATCGCTGGTGCCGCCTCTGCTGGTGCGGCTGTGCGTGTCGCTGGCATCACGGGCCGCATCCGTGGCGTCAGTCACACTCGACCGGACGGCAAGACGATACGTCCTGACCTGTGCCTCATAGATGACCCGCAAACGGATGAGAGTAGTGCTTCGCCTTCTCAGGTGGCAACCCGCGAACGCATCCTAGCCGGTGCGATCCTTGGGCTGTCGGGGCCGGGCAAGAAGATCGCCGGTCTTGCTACCATCACCGTCATCCGCCCTGACGACCTGGCTGACCGACTGCTTGACCGGATGAGGCACCCGTCGTGGCAGGGCGAACGCACGAAGCTTGTCTACGAGTGGCCTACCGCTGATGAGTTGTGGGGCCAGTACGCCGAGATGCGGCGAGAGGGGCAGCGTAGCGGTGAAGGCACAGGAGCCGCCGACGCCTTCTACGCTGCCAATCAGGCGACGATGGATGCAGGCTCTCGGGTGGCGTGGCCTGAGCGGAAGCACGACGACGAACTCACGGCGATACAGCACGCATGGAATCTGCGGATTGACCGTGGAGAGTCAGCGTTCCAAGCGGAGTACCAGAACGCACCGCTGGCGGATGACATATCGTCCGAGAAACTAGACAAGCGTGCGCTCGCCGCTCGTGCGATGACGCTTCCGCGTGGGGCTGTGCCGCTGTCGCACCAGACGCTCACTGCGTTCATCGACGTGCAGGACAAACTTCTGTACTGGCTCGTCGCTTCGTGGGGCGAGTCGTTCGGTGGTCACGTCGTCGCCTACGGCACATACCCTGACCAAGCCAGCACGTTCTTTGAAGCGAAGAACGCAAAGAAGACGCTGGCACTAACTTCCAAGGGTGCCGGGTTTGAGGGTGCGTTATCCGCTGGGCTGGAATCTCTGACGCAGATACTTCTCGGCAAGGATTGGATGCGTGAGGACGACGTGCCTATGCGTGTGCGTCAGGTGCTCATAGACGCCAACTGGGGGCAGTCCACCGAGACGGTGCGGACGTTCTGCCGGCGGTCCACGTTTGCGGCGAGTCTGCTGCCGAGTCACGGCAAAGGCATCGGTGCGTCTGGCGGCTCGCTCACGGAGAAGAAGGGGCGAGGCGAGAAGATTGGTTTGAACTGGGTCATGAGGCAGACGGCGACTAGCCAGCGGTACGGTGTCTATGACACGAACTTCTGGAAGACGTTCTCTGCGGCTCGGCTGCGTCTGGCACTGGGCGATCCCGAGGCTATCACGCTCCACGCTGGCGAGCACGACATGCTGGTCGAGCATCTCACCAGCGAGTACCCGGTGCGGACTGAGGCGAGGGGCAGAGTCGTGGACGAGTGGAAGCTAGACAACCGGCGAGAGAATCACTTCTGGGATTGTCTCGTGGGCTCTGCCGTTGCGGCGTCGATTGCTGGCGTGCATCCCGTGGCGACCGAGGCGGGTGGACGCCAGCGGAAGAAGGTGACAATCCCGAGCGGGCCGAATGGCAAGAAGATGATCCAAGTGAAGAGGCTGAAATGATTTCCGTGATGGCGATTGACGGCGTTCACCCTCGCGACTTGTTGGCTATCAAGCTGCGAATGACGCACGATGATAGCGAATGGCAGCAGGAGGTAACCGCCGTCCTGGAAGGGCAGGCAAGCAACATCACTCCTGTCGCCTTGTGCCACCGTGACGACGGTCTAGTTGGCTGGGCTTGCTCTCACGTCTGGCGTGGGATGCAGACGCTAGAGCAGTGGGTTGACGACCGCCACAGGCGTTGTGGGGTAGCAACTGCACTGTCTGCGGCACTTGTGGCACACGGCACGCTTGATCGCCGTGAAACTATCGCCGTGTTCAGCGAGCACACAGAAGGCATCGCTCGCCGCCTTGGGTTCGCTGACGTGCATCGGTACAAGCACGACGGCTCTGATTGGGTCAAAGTCTGACGGCACACCCGGTCTGGAACGCACGACGTTTCCCGTAGCGTTGCTCGCATGAGCGACGAACTGCGCGACAAGATCAGCGAAGTGGCATCCGGCCCGAAGCGCGTCCGCACGGACGCAGGCGAGGTCGAGTCGCAGGACGTCGCCGCCATGATCGAGGCGGACAAGTATTTGTCTGCAAAGGCTGCGAGTGCCGGCACGAACAAGCGACGTGGTCTGCGTTTCAACAAGCTCCTGCCGCCAGGGACTATCTAGCGTGGGACTGCTTGGCAACCTGTTTTCGCGTGGGAACAGGCCGCAGCCTGCGGCTATGCCCGTGCGTGTCCGTGCCAAGTTTGACGCTGCCGAGAGCCAAGACGACCGGCGGCACTGGGCAAACGCTGACGCCTTCGCTGCGGATGCGGCACTCTCGCCGATGAAGCGGCGCGAGATGCGGAACCGTGCTCGCTACGAGCGTGCCAACAACTCGTGGCTCGCTGGCATCTCGTCCACGCTCGCCAATGACTTGGTCGGCACCGGCCCGCGTCTGCAATTGCAGTTTGGCGACGACGAAAGTGCACGGGCAATCGAAAAGCTGTTCTTCGACTGGGGCTGGCAGATCGACCTTCCGGCGAAGCTGCGGACGATGCGTGAGGCTTTGGTCGTGGACGGCGAAGCGTTCTCGCTGATGATTTCCAATCCTCGCCTGCCTGGCGTTCAGCTTGACCTGCGGCTTGTGGAAGCCGAGATGGTCGCCACGCCTACGGAACTGATGAGCGAGACGATCACGCCAGACGGCTCGACTGTTGACGGCATGGAGTTTGACGCCGTCGGCAACGTCGTTGCCTATCAAGTTCTCAACTTCCATCCCGGCAGCAATTTCCGCGTCAACACTTTGCAATTCCAGCGCGTGCCCGCTGCCCAGATGGTGCATTGGTTCCGGCCTATCCGGCCCGGTCAACACCGTGGGTATCCAGAGGTGGCACCGGCTCTGCGGTTGTTTGGTCAGCTTCGCCGCTACACCGAGGCGGTTGTTGCTGCTGCTGAGACTGCCGCCGACTTCGCTGGCTTCCTGCGGACGAACTCACCTGCCGCCGAGATTGACGAGGTCGAAGCGTTCGCCGAGATGCCGATTGAGAAGCGGACGATGGTCACGCTGCCAGACGGCTGGACGTTCGAGCAGCTGAAGGCAGAGCAGCCTACGACGCAATTCCCGTCGTTCGTGCGTCAGATTCTCGGCGAGTTGGGTCGCTGCATGAATCTGCCATTTAACGTCTGTGCCCTCGACTCGTCGTCATACAACTACGCGAGCGGTCGCATGGATCACCAAATTTACGCGACGACCCAGCGGGTCATGCGTGACGATCTTGAGCGTGTGATGCTTGACCGTCTGCTTGCGGCGTGGGTCAACGAAGCCACGCTTGCGGGTGTGCTGCCGGAAGGCGTGCCGCCGTTCAGCGAGTGGGATTGGTCGTGGCAGTGGGATGGCAAAGAGCACGTTGACCCGTCCAAGGAAGCCAACGCTGCCGAAACTCGGCTGCGAACGCACACGACCACTCTGGCTGCTGAGTACGCCAAGGCTGGCAAGCAGTGGGACGTGGAACTGCGTCAGCGAGCCGCCGAGGTGGCGCTGATGAAGGAACTCAACCTCTTCGTTGACTTCGCGCCGGAAGTGAACTACGGCGGAACGCTTGACGAGAACGGCGAACCAATGGGGGCCGAATGAACGCAATCAATCTCAATTCTGGTGTCGAGTTCCTGCAAGCTGCCGAAGGCGATTCGGCACCGGCTGGCAAGAAGTTTCGCATCGTCGCCTACACGGGTGCTCCTATCCGTCAGGGCTGGAGCCGCGAGCCGGTCGTGATCGACATGGCTGGGATGCAGCTGCCGGCGACTGTGCCCGTGGTGGTCGGCCACGACTACGCACTTGGTTCAATCGTCGGGCAGGGTCGCCCGTTCATCGAAGCTGGGCAGATCATCGTTGAAGGCGAGATTCTGGCCGACAACGAGAACGCACGGCAGGTCGCCGCCCTTGGTGCCGCTGGCTACCAGTTCCAGGCGAGCGTGGGTGCCGATGTCCGCAGGCACCAGAAGATCGACGCCGAAGGCGTCACCACCGTCAACGGCACTGCCCACATCGGGCCGGTGCGAGTCGTCAAAGCCTCATCGCTGCGTGAGGTTTCGTTTGTCACCTTGGGCGCTGATGCAGCTACCAGCGTCGCCATCGCGGCTGAAGCCGACGAGGAGTTTTCTATGGCGGACAACGCCAACCAGACGCCCACCGAAGAGCCGGTCACGGCTGCGGTGGAAGCCACGGCGAGTGTCGCCGTGGAGACCAAGCCCGAAGTCGATCACGCCGAAGTGATCGCGTCCCTCACGCAGAAAGTTTCCAACATGGAAAAGCTCCTTGCGACCCGCGACGAGCGACCGGCGGCTCCTGCCATCCACATGGCGCAGCCGACCAGCCGCAGCCCCGAAGTGATTGAAGCGGCGTTTGCCCTCCAGGGCAACCTGCCGAATGTCGAGAAGCAGTACGACGCCAAGACCCTCGAAGCCGCTGGCAAGATTCAGCGGACGACGAGCCTCGGCGAAGTTCTGCTCTCGGCTGCTGAGGAAGGCGGCTACACCGGCTCGCGTCGGATTTCCGCCGCGACTCTGCGTCCGATCCTTGCTGCTGCTTGGGCGACCCACAGCATCAGCGGCATCCTGTCGGCGACCGTCAACAAGTTCCTGCTCGCCGGCTTCAACGGCGTCGAGTCCTCGTGGCGGTCCATCTCGTCGGTTCGCAGCGTGAACGACTTCAAGGCGCTGACGAGCTACCGGCTCAACGGTGGCATGAAGTTTGAGAAGGTCGCCCCTGGCGGCGAACTC